AATTTTTGGGGTAATATTTTTGAATTTGGTGGTAATGCGTTAATGCCTGGTGCTGGAACAATAGCTAAAGGTTTATTTACATAGGAGATAATAATGGCAGAATACAGTAACGATATGTTTGGTCTTAAACAATTGTTGTTAGATGAAGCACAAGCAAATCAACAAACTGATATTAACAATGCTGTAAATTTAGCAGGTACTAAGCGTGCAGGAATGATGCTTAATGCAATAGATATTGGTAAAACACAAGGTGCAGCTTTAGAAGGGTTTGGTCGGTTTTTAACTGGCACAGAAGCACCTGTAGATCCAAGATTGCAAAAAATGCAACTTTTAGAATCTATACAAAAAGAAATGCCAATGCCACAAACTGCTGCTGATTATAAAAAATTAGCAAATATGTTAAGTCAAGCAAATTTATTTAATGAAGCACAATTAGCAATGCAAGAAGCTAATAAAATTGAACAAGCAGCAGTAACTAGATCTAAAGAAACTTTTNAAGATATAAATGGTGCTACTCGTTTTAAAGCTACAGGAAAACTTGTTCCTGGTGAATCTGCTGTAAAAACTACTACTCCTGATGAATTGACATTAGACCAATTATTTACTAATACACTTGAAAATGATCCTGCATATCAAACAGCAGTAGCAACAGGAGATGTANCTACTCAAAAGAAAATGATTTCTGAAGCTAAAAGAACTTTAAATTTAGCTGGTGATACATCAAATGCACAAATACAAAATTTCCCTGAATATAGGTTAAACAAAAAAGGTGAAATGCAAAGATATGATGTATATAAACAATACAATAAAAAAGATAATAAATGGGTTGAAATACAAGAATCTCAACAAGAATTAATTGCAGCTTCTACTCGTACATATGTTAATGATACGCCAGAAGGTACATTTGAAATAACAGAAACATGGAATGGACAAAGTGGTAAATGGGTACAAACAGCTAAAACTAATAAAACAGATTTACCAAATAGTTTTGAAGCTGCTGTAGTGCAATCAGTTGTAAATTCACCAGGATATAATGAATTAGATACAGCTTCTAAAGCACAATTACTTAAAACAGCTAAAGAATCAATTACTATTCCTACAACAGAAAGTGCAATAAATGCAGCATACAGAGATATTGCAAATGATTTTATTGAACAAGCACAAAATTTAGAACAAGTTAATAATAATGAAAATTACATAGAAGATGGTCGTGTAGCAGGTAATAAAGCATTTATGGATTGGAAAAACGATCTGCAAATTGAAGTTGAAAAGGCTGGTGGAAATACAGAAGTAGGAGATGTTTTAGGTCAATACAAACTATGGAAAGATTTATCTAGTGGCACTCTTGATAGTTTAGACCAAATGGAAAATCTAAAAGATCAAATTGAAATGGCTAGAGGATCAGGAGCAAGAGATCCAAACTCTAAAGCCTGGGCACAAGCAACTAGAAGCATTGTTGCATTAACTAAAGATTCTAATTTAAGTTTAGCAGAAGTTAACACAATAGCAAATGCTGGTAGTGTACCAAGAAAAATTAAAGACTTTGTTAATAAAATTATTACTGGTGTTGCTTCAGAAGCAAGTATTGATGATTTTGAAGAAATTGCTGTTGGCTTAGAAAGAGTTTTAATAGAAAGATATAACAAAAATCATACAGATTTTAATGCTGCATTTGCTGTATCAGGAACTTCTGAAAATTTATTACAAGCTATAACTGGTAATCCTTTAACACAAGATTTATCAGTAATACAAGAAGGTTATCCTGATGTAATACAACAAGCCTTAAAAAGAAATCTTATCGAACTTATTGATGGCAAAATTTATAGTGTTTCAACAGGTCAAGAATTAAATATAAGTGATTTTCCAAAATAAGGAATATTTATGACAACGATGAATTTAAATGAACTGTCTGATGAAGAAATAATGCTTTTGTTAATGGAGGGCGATACAGATTCTGTATTAACTGATTCTAATGATTTTAGTAATCAAACATTAGAAACTATGTCAGATGAAAATCTTATGGATTATCTTGAGCAAATGTCTGGTCAACAAACACTTATAGAACAACGAGCAGCAGATATGCCTGCTTATTTAAAAAACCAGGCTAAATTAGGATTAACAGATACTTTAACATTTTCTGATGCAATATATCAAGGATTAATAGATCCTATAGATCATGTATTAGGGCATTTAGTTTTTGGTGCAGGTGGAACAGATTTGTATCTTGAAAAACAAGAAAAAATGATGTCTGAATTAGTTAATTTTAAAAATTCAGATGAATATTCTACTATGTTGCAAGCTGGTGATAACGATGAAATTGAAAAAAGAATTCGTGCTATACAATTAAAAGGTGGTTCAATTGGTTTAAATTGGGGCGATATGTTAGATGCAATTAATTTACCTGATATTCCATTTACTAAAGATGCTACTTATTGGGAAACATTTACTGGTAGATTAATGGATTCACAAGAAAATGTAAGTCAATTTACAGGTGCAAATCCTCATTTAAAATCACCAAATGACACATTAATTGAAAGAGCAATAGGCACAGGAGTTAGATTTGCTGCTGATCCAAGTTTTTATTTAACAGGTGGAACAAGCAAAATAAAAGATGTGCCTGGTTTAATACCTGTTATTGGCGATGATGCTTTAGCACCAATTTTAGGAGAAATGGCAGTTAAAACTTCTGGTCATGTTTTTAAAAATGGCACAAGTGCAGCCTCAATAGGTGTTATGACTGAATTTGGTGGTGAATTAGGTGCTACTGTTGAAGAAAAATTAACTGGTGAAGATACTGGTATTGGTCGTTTAGTTGGCTCTTTTGGAGGTGGTGGCGTTGCTGTTGCATCTCAAATACCTACTAAATTTTTAGCAAGTAAATTAAAAGATTTATACACAAAACGATCTATAAATAAAAAATATCCTGACATGGTGGCACAACAATATGTTACTGGTGGCGTTAAAGAAATATACAAATTAATGGAACAAGATATTACACCTGAAAGATTTGGTGAATTAGTAAAAGAATATAAAAAAATTGGAACTTCTATAAATTCTGGAAATATACCATTAATGATTATGGCTGCTGACTCTCCATATATGCAAGCTGAACTTAAAAAGTTAATGAAAACAGATGCATCTTTTAGAAAACAAGTAGAAGATGAAGTATATAGACTTGGTATATTAATAGATGAAAGAGCAGATCAAATATTTGGTACTCGTTATGCACCTGTTAATTTAGAAACAATTCCTACACAATTAAGAGAACAAGGTAATAAACTTATAAAACTTAGACAAGAATTAGATCAAAAAATTGAAAAATTAGATTTAGATTTTGTGCCAGAAAATGCTGTAGATATTGGTAATCAAGTGCAAAACATTGTTGCTAAAAGAGAAGCTATAGCAAGAAAAGAAATGAAGCCAACTTATGAAGCAATTGACAATCAAGCTGCAAGTCAAAAAATTTTCTTATCTGGTGGAAAATCAACAGAATTATATAAATATGTTCTTGATAATGAATTGTTAGATCTGTTTGGAACAAAAACAGAAATATATAAAAACATACTCAAATATCTTAAACCTAGAAAAAACACTGAAAATGTAACTATACAAATGGTTAGAGGTGACAAACTTATAGACACAACAGTAAAGCGTGGTGACTTACCACCTAGTCATAAAGAATATTCACCACCAGTTTCGCCTAAAGTAAGTTGGGCACAAATGGATTCTTTAAAAAGAGCAATAAATAGATATTCTAGAAAAGATGCTTTAGATAATAATGAAAGAAGAAAATTAGCAGAATTTAAAGAATATTTTAAAGAAATTAGTGGAGAAATGGTTGCTGTTGAAAAAGGTGGAATGGCTTTTGATAATAAGCCAGCTTTAGATTTACTAGCCAAAAGAGATGCTGCTGATGTTTTGTATTATGAAAAAATAGGTATACCGTACAGTGCAGAAGGCATTATGCAAATCAATAGCAAAAAATACGCTACTGAAGTTTATCCTGTTTTATTTAAAAATAGTGAATCTTTAAATCAGTTTTTAAGTGTAGCAGGTAAAGAGGGGCAAGAAATTGCTCAAAATGCATACATTCTTAATATGTATGATAAAGTTATGAAGGATGGTGTTTTTAACGCTAAAAAGGTACAAATATTAATGCGTAAAGATCGTAATATATTAGAACAATTGCCCCAAGTTAAAAGAATGTTGGAAAAATCTATAGTAGATCAAAGCGAATTACATTTAAAAAGAGATGCTATAAACACAGCATCTAAAGATTTTGAAATAGAAGTTGCAAATCATTTTTTAATATCTTCTGCTTTAAGTCCAAATTATCCAGATGTAGCAAGAAGATTGTTTAAAGGCGATATGGCCTTTTACAACAAAATACAAAAAGATTTGAATAAAGTTGATACAAGCACAGCCAGAATTGTAAATGAAAACATACAAAGAGAATATGTAAACCAGGTTTTTTCTAATGGAGGTATGAAATATTTAATTGATCCTGCAAATGAAAAAATGGTAAATACTTTGTTTAATGAAAAACAAATAGAAACTTTTAAAAATTTATCCACATTATCTGATTCTTTGAAAAAAATTGACATTGTAGATCTAAACAATAAATCTGTGTCTAATCAAGTTGATCCTATAGCCAAAATATTGCCAGGAGTAACTACACAATATGGTGCTGCACAAATTAGAGATCGTGTATCTAGTGTTGGTATGAAAGTTATTAGAATATTAACTCATATTAACCAGGCCACATTACAAAAAAGATTAGATAAAGGGGTACAAGATTTATTATTACACAAAGATATAGAAAAACTAAATCAATGGGGTCAAACTTATAATTGGAAACAAATTACACCTGAAGGTTTTAATACTTTAAGAAACATTATTGCTGAAATGATTCCAAACTATATTCATGGTAGTGCAGAAGGTTTTGCTTTACAAGAATTAGTAGGAGAGTCAAACCAAAGAATTATTGAGGAGAGATTTTAATGGGAGTTAAAAATACAATTTCAGAATTTGCTACTGGTTTTTTAGGTGGTAATCATAGATCAACACCCATTACTAAAGCTGGAAAAGAAACAAGAAAAAAATTAAACACACCATTAAAATTTGCTGGTACTTTTTTAAAAAGACATCCTTATGTTGCTTTAGGTGCTGGTTTGCTTGGTGTAATAGGAGTCGATGTAGGTTTTACTGACAATCCTGGTTTTGACAAAGAAATAAGATATAACATGCCAGCGTATATAAATTCTAATAAAACAGATTATGCAAAAGATTACAAATCATATTGGAAAAATGTTTTGGGTCATGATGGATCTCCAACAATAGAAGATTTTTATGATTACAATGATCCTGTTTCAGAATATAATACTGCTATTAGAATTTATAATGACACCAGGCCTTTTAACTAAATGGTGACATGGGTGGTCTGGGAGGATGTCTTTCTTCTTCTTTCTCATTTATAGTTTGCATACACCATCCTCACAATCATCATCTGATGCTGATATTATGTATTCATTACTTCTTAATTTCGGTTTAATCTTTTTAGGATTAGCGAGGTTTCCAATAGTAAATTGTTGCAACAAAATTTCGTAACTTCTTACTTCACATCTTTTAAAATATTTATTATAAGCCTCATCAAACTTAAGACTTAATACTTTTGCCCTTTTTGCATAATCTGTTGCTAATGCATCACATAGCTCTAACCTCGTCATTTCCATAGATCTCCTCATGTTTATAAACCATATAAGAATGTTTACTATAAATTTTTCTAGCAAATATTTCTACTACCTGTCTATCATCAATAAATAAAACACCATTTAAAGCATCTAAAATCGCCTTAATATAATTGTCAATATCTGAATTGTTACTGCAATAGGTGTTAGCTAATTTCTCCGTTTTTTTCTTTGACCAAGATTTAGGCATCCTGATATAAAAATCAACATGAACACTTAACAGTTTTTCAGAGGGAGTTGTTTCCATCTCACTTGTTAGTGCTTTCATATCGGTTTTGAATTTAGTATACCTCTTAGGGTAGTATGTAGACCAGCGAGTTACTCTTGGTCTAGAGGCTGGACAAGGATCAACTTCAAATGTAATCCTCATAGTTTTCGCCTCTTAGGTTATCAAGATCAGATATTGCTAAAGCTAAAAGAAGTCTGATCTCTATATCTCTTGGTGTATCTTCTTCTCTTGCTAACTCTCTAGCATGCCTTAAATTTTCTGATATTGAATCTAGTTTATCAAATCTTAATTGTTTATGCCTTATGCTCATTACTCATTGTCTTATGATAATCTTCATTACGAGGCAACATAATGCCCCATTCTCTAGCGAAGTAGTTATCAATATCTTTTAAGTATTGAACAAATTCAGGGATAGTTAATTCTTTACTTGATTTTTCTCTATCTCCTAGAAATCTTTCAGCAAGATTTTTTTTAAATTCTTCTTTGCTTTCTTCACCTTGCTCTTTTCTTAAAATATCAACCCATAAATGATAGATATTATTTTGAAATTGTGTTCTTGTAGGCTGGTCTTGTTTAATTGATACTGTAGCTACATCACAATCAGGGTTTAAATTAAAAAATTCATTTACTAAGGCCTTAAATATTTCTTGTTTAGGCTCTTTTCTATGAATAACCCTGTATGCATTCATTCTACCATATCCTGTGCCAACAGTTTATCTATTTCAATTTCAATATTTTCGACTGCCTTTCGGAGATCATGAATTCGCCCCTCACCTTTATGTTTCCATCTATATCTAACAAGATACTTGACTGCATTTCCTATTGCCCATGTCATATCCTGGTCAACAATAAATGTTTTAGCCTCTATCTTGCCTTGAGTATAGTGTGAGGGGTTTCTTAATAGTGTCGTTTATGTTATCCACCAACCCATCCAAAGAATAACGCTACAACACACACACCTAAGAAAATTGTTAAGGATCTATTTTTTAGGATTGTGTTTACTACTTCNATTACTTTCTCCATTGCTTCTCTCCCCTTGTTATAACAGATTAGGGTACTGATTAAGACTTAGGTAAAAATTATTAAAAAAAACCTAAGTTGTAAGCACTTAATATGTAATACCATGCCCTCGGGCATATAAACATTAGAGTACCCTAATTTCTTATAACTGTTCTTCTAACATAATAGGCTTATCGCCTAACCACCCTGTACATTCGGTTTCTGCAATAGGGTGACATCTTAATTGTTGTTCAAATTTACTACAACCACTTATCATCATTATAACAACAAATAATGGTATCAACATAAAGATTAACCAAGATTGTTTCATCTTATCCACTTTCGTAAAAATAGTTTAAACCTAAAAATAGGTGCTAAGATGTAATCAACATATGGAAGCAATATATATTTAATATAAAATATTCCTAAATATGTTTTAAAAGATCTATCGCCCTCTAATGTTAAGTTTTCATCTATTTTATATTTTATTGTTTTCATTTAATTAATCCTTTTTCTACTAAAATCTTTTGTGTTTCGATAATTGCCCTGTACATCTCTAATGATACATCTGTGTTAGGTGGTGCTTCTTTCCTACCATCATATATATCATGACAGTTTAGGCATAGGTATGCCCCATGTATGTCTAGTGCTTTGAGGCCTACACCAGCACCGTTAAGATGGGCAAGAACAACGGTTTCTCTATCAGGCATACAACCCTGAATTCTCATTGTGCAAGCCTCACCCCTTGCTGAATCTCTGATCTTTTTACTTTTACTGTTTGCCATAAATATCTAACTCTTGATCTGAAAATTTAGAATATTTTCCCTCAAAGTTACATTTCACAAATCCTGATTGCCCCATTCTATTTTTAGCAACTATCAATTCTGCTAAACCTCGATCTGGGGAATCATCATGATAATAATCATCTCGATAAACAAACATGATTAAATCTGCATCTTGTTCAATTTCTCCAGAAGATCTTAAATCGCTCATAAACGGCCTTTTATTCTCTCGGCTCTCTACCCCCCTACTCAACTGAGAAAGTACAATTACGGGTATCTCAAGGAGTTTAGCGAGGTGTTTTAACTCTCTAGTTATGTTTCCTAACTCAGAAACCTCGTTACCCTTGTTGTATTTCATGATCTGCAAATAATCTATAAGTATTATATCAATTTTTCGCTCTGAATTTAGCTTTTTTGACATAGAAAATATGTTCGCCATAGAAAGACCAGACTTATCTATAATCGTCATGTTTTTATTGCCTACTTTAGCTAATCCCTCATACCATTTTTGTTCATCGTTAGAATTTAAATGGCCTTTTTCAACTGTATTAAGTGCAATTTCAGTATAACTTGAAATCATTTTCATTGCTAACTGGACTTGACTCATTTCGAGTGAGAAAAAAAGCACATTTTTTGTATCAGATAGATGACTTGCTATATTAAGTGCCAATGTAGACTTTCCCATAGCTGGCCTACCAGCTAATACATTGAGTGATCCTTCTCTAAAACCGTTGGTTAGGGCATCTAATGACTCAAAGCCACTTGATAAACCAGTACCATATTTATTTACATCTTCTATGTAATCTATTGTTTTTCCTACAATAGTTTTCATCGAGTCTTGGTTTTGATCTATTAACTCAGACTCAAGCGACTGTATTTGAGTAACTGTATCTTGATAATTACTATAGTCAATCTTAAACTTTAAAGACTCTATGTCATTGTTTATACGACAGGTGCGAATGTGGTTAGAGTAAACACCAATGTTCTCTATACCTATGCATTCTTCCATCATGGTAGCTAAGTAGGGAAATCCTGTCCACTCTCCACTATGATCACCATCTCGATCAATCCAATTTCTTAAAGATAAAGGATCAACCTTTTCATCTTCATCAAGCATATCTAAAATATACTGATATAAAAGGCCTAATTCTTTACTGTTAAAGTCTGTAGTTATTAATCCAGTACCAGCAACTTCATCAATGCATGTTGGATCTATTAAAAGACCACCAATTACTGCTCTTTCTGAATCAGTAGAATCTTTTTTGCTTTTTAATTGTCTGTGTAGTGTTATGTTTTGCATTTACTTCCTCCATTTTATAATCTTCAGGATCATTACTACCATGATGTTGATCCCATATTTCGTCTGAACCATTACCAAATACTTTAACAAAATCTGCTTTGCTAAAATATTCAACTTGTTCTTCAGCTTCTATTCTTAGGTTTCCCATTTTGCTCATACATTTCTCCAGTTAAATTCCTCACCATATGGTTTGGATTGTTGTGTTTCTTTACCTTCTAACATCATTTCCCAATTACGCCCATTAATAAATGTTTGTAAATGTGGAATAAATCTTCTTTCTGTTTCGTTAAAGTCTAATTTCAAATCTGCAAGAATTGGTAACACTTTCTTCCAATCTTTATGCCTTTTTCTAAAATTAGTAAATTCTGTATCCAGGCCTCTTTTTTTACCTAAGTATTTAACCCTAAACTTTTCAAACAATTGTTTTTCTTCAGGAGAAACCTTCTCTTTCTCTTTAGGTATCTCTTTCTCTTTAATGTCGGTATGCATTTCCGTATGTTCGGAATCCCGCATGTACGGAAAAGGATATATATGGAACTCATTACTTACAAACCTGTTCTGATCATCTTTTATTCGAATAACCCTGTATAAACCCATCTCTCTTAGGCATTTCATAGCTTGTAAGTATTTAGATCTTCCTATATTAAAATGATATCGAATCTGATCTTCTAAAACTACCCAGTTTTGGGGCTTTGATTGTAGATAGCACCATATAGCTAAAGCATCAGGGTTATCAATTGATTGAACAACCTCCCTACTTAGCATAAAGTAGGGTAAGTCATTCTGGTGAGTATCTAATTTATGTATTGGCATTAGTTCATTTTAGCATAACTTTTACCAAAGGGTCAAGATACCAATTTTTTGCATCTATCCAGGTAGTTGTGTCAATTTTTAACGGATCATTTGCTCTTGACATATCTCTAACTGGTTTCATAACTTTGTCAGGATCAGTATATTTGTTTAATCTTGCTCTTGCACAAACTACAGAACAACCCATTTTATGTGATAAATTTAATGCTGTTATTTTACGGCCATCATCAAGAGTGTAAAGCCTAGTCCAATACCCACCATCTGACCGTATAAATTCATGACCATTTTCTATTTTTGTCATTATTAAAAAGGTATGTCATCTTCAGGGTCATCATTTTTTATATGTTCTTGCGGTATAAATGATGGTGCTGATTGTTGAGGTGCAACATTTTGTTGCTGATCTGGATCTTTTAAGGTTATTTTTAACCATTTTCCATATTCACTTGTATTGATGTAACCTTTTAATTTCCAAACTTTTCCACTCAAATCTTTAAAAGTGCCATAATAATCTTCTCTTGTTTTGTCTTGCTCAGATCCATCATTAAGTTTATATTTACTTTTAAATAAACTCCCACTATTGGGTTTGTTTTTATCTTCCATAATTACTCCTTGTAATAAAAAAAGGGATCATATCGTCGATCCCAAGAACGCCCTTAATTAATCAAATGCAAGGAAATGGTATATGAAGCCATCGAGCAACCAGTAAAAATTGGAGGTAAAAACTGGTTGTTCTACATTGATCATGGTAAGAGTACCACACCACAAATCATATTATTTAAAAACTTGTTCATAATAGTCTACCATAGGAATATACCTAGATGTTTCTATTAGTTTTCCATTATTATCTAAAGTTTTTTCTTCTAAATACTCCCAAATTCTAGTGGCCTTTTCAAGATCTCCATCTTTTTTAGCTTTATCTATTTTGGCCTTAATCTCATTAATGTGATCTCCCCATTGCTGAGTTTTAGTTTTGTCTTTAGTTTTTGTTGCTCTTTCTCCATCATCATCATGAACTTCAAGAGAAAACATACTCCAAAGTGCGTACCTACGATTGTATGTAATGGAACTGCCTAGTGACTGGCTGTCCTCTTTAGCCATTACTAACCTAATATTAGACTCAATAAATTCTTCAGGGTGATCCACCAAATAAATTCTAGTGTTTAATAAATCAATTCCATCTATATACTGAACA